AAGTTATCCTGCAGCAATGCATGGGTCGCTTGATCCGGAAGAGACTGAAGTTTTTCGGTCTTAACCTCAACACTCAATCTCGAAATCAACATTTAGCTCGCTTGGCCAAAACCTTTGGACTAGCAACTATAGATGTTGAAAATGCCTCAAATACTTTAAGTATTGAGACTGTAAGATCCTTAATTCCCAGAGATTGGTTCTGTGTTTTAGATGCTATGCGTGCGAAACGCGGTGCAAATAAAAAACATAACTACACCAAACATTATTCTATGTTTAGTTCTATGGGTAACGGTTTTACTTTTGAGTTAGAATCCTTAATTTTTTACGCTATTGCCGTATGCGTCTCACGACGAATCACAGGTAAGTTTGACAAGCAACAGGTCGCAGTCTACGGAGACGATATTATCGTTCCCAAAGAATGCTTTGACCCTATGCAAGTTATGCTTCGTGTTTATGGCTTTAGAGTGAACGTTGAGAAAAGCTTTTCCGAAGGGTTGTTTTTTGAATCCTGCGGGGCTGATTTTTTTGATAGTGTAGCAGTACGTCCTTATTATGTTAGAAGACATGTACGAACCGTCAGGGATGCATATTTTTTATGCAACTCTTTGCTGTTTAAGTGTATTAAAGCTCAAGACAATTTCTTGTTTTCGGCTTATCTTATACTTTGGCAGCTTATTCCAAACGACCATAAGCTTCTCGGTCCACTTCACTTTGAAGTTGGTAAGAAAGAATACTGGTCCGTTTCGACTGATGATTTGGAGTCGTCTTTACGGGTTCCTCTGAGTTTTGCTCAAAAGAATGGTGCTGTCAAGTTTAAACTTGACACATTTTCTTACGAGTATAAGACTTTTAGGTTCGTTTCCCCTGTTGTGCCTCTCTCCTTGAGTCACAGCTATAGCGTTCAAAACATTTTATATTTAATGTTTTTGAGAGCTAAACGGAAGCCCAAGGTCGTATTACGTGGCCATTCTATGCCACGATTAGCAAAAGCAATCACATCCCGTTGGGATGGATTGCAGACGGTTGGCGAGGCCCGCATGACATCGGATTTTTTCGATGGCATACCATGCTTCGTCAGATAAAAAGGCTTTCCATTGCCTTCCCAACATGGAGATAATTAAGACTATTCCGGGGCTAATTGCCCCCAAGAAGTAG